GTGATTCCGTTGGGGTTCGAACCCAAGACCCACAGCTTAGAAGGCTATCCGAGTGAAATGATGTTATATACTGATATGTAAGTTATTACGCTGCTTATCTTTTTAATGATATATTCGTTTTATTGCGAGTTGGTAGTGTTTTAATAGACACCATCGCCATCTTTTCCAGGTTTATATGGCTCTTTTGTTTTCTTTGGTTTTACGTATATCCCTTCGCTTATTTGAGAATCATCAGTTACATCTTTAACAAGTAAGAAGTGTAACACTTTATCTTTTAATTCAGATAAGAAATAAGTATCTTTTACTCTCCATCCTAACTTTGACATATAGTTAAGTGCGTCTATATGAGAATTAAACTTTACTGGCTTCTGGTTATTGTCGCAAATAGTACCATTGCGTTCTGCTCCAAGGTCAATAGTTATGTAAACTTTTCCAACACCCCAGAAATTGTAAGCCATAACCTCGCAGTATGCTGGATGTGTTTTTTGTGCATATGCTATACTTGTGACTAATAGCATAAAAATAAGTAAGTATTTCTTCATTTATCTATTATTTATTTGTTTTACTTCAAATTGACTACTGTCCAAAGAATTGCACCATATATAATTAGTGCGACTCCAGCTATCAGATAATTCCTTGCAATCTTTTTGTTTTTCTCCATCTGTTCATCAGTTGCAGGTCTTCTAAATGGTACTGAGCGTGTGATATTGCCGTTGTATCTCAACCCATTTTTATATCTGTTGTCTGTTACATACGTTTTATATGTAAAAACCTTCTTGCCTCGTACGATGTTCGTCTTGTTACGTAGATTAAAACCATAAAGTAACAACGCAATGCCGCCAAAAGCATTGAAAAGAAATGCAATTAGACAATGAATAAGAAAGTTCGGAGATTTATATTGTTCATATAAAAGTTCCTCACTATTTTCATCTATAAAACACTTACTTTCATATCCAACCCTGCGATAGGGGGTTGAATGTGCATCGCCATAAAGCTGATTACTTACAACTCTGCCTGCGTCTCTACCAACTTGATTTACAGCAGAGCGGATTAGTCCTTTTCCTAAGTTATTAAAAAAGCCCATATTCTGTTTTATATTATATAAACTACATCTGCTCTCGTGAGATTGTACCGACAATCTTGTAAGCGTGTAGTATGTCTTGTTTGCGAATGTTACGTGTTGGATAAACAGGGCTGAATGGTTCAAGGCGGATAGTCCTGCTGTCTGGAAAGCATTTCCGTATAAGACGTTCGGTCTTGGTCACGATAAGATAAGTGCAACCTGCAATTATATCCTTATCGGACGGAAGGAAGAATACAACATCACCTGAGCTATATTTCGGTGCGGCTTCGTTGCCATAGACGGTAATACCAGTGCAACCGTTGAAAGCATAGATAGAAACGTATTCAAGTACTGGATAATTATCTTCTGTAAAGTCCGCCTCATTTTTCATTCGTACGTCAAGATTAAGAATAGGTTGCGATGTTGTGTGTGACCTTAGTCCGAAGATGTCTTTGCCGATAATTTTGGAAATCTGAATCAGATAAGCATCCTTGAAGTCTTGAGCGTTCAATCGAGAGTTTAACGCCTGTACACTGATACCTAATTTCCCAGCAAGCCAAGTAAAGTTTATCTTATGTTCAGATAATATTCTTCTTACCTTGTTACCTTCCATAACTTCATCATTTTAGTTATCGATAGATATTATAATCGTTTCATACATCCAAGCACCTCGAAGACACGTGTAATCATCTTGATTGGTACTTCCTGCTCGTCAAATTCTGCCGTATTGATAGGTATGAATCGCAGTGTACCTTCTGACTTGCCTTGTCGTATAATTTTAACGGTGCGTAGGTGGTTAGCCGTCACGACAGCGTATATCTCTCCCATGCTTAGGTAGTCCTGCCAGCCTACGACTTCTTTAATAGCGATAATATCGCCATGTGATATTTTAGGTTGCATAGAGTTTCCTGTGATGTTACACCACACCACTCCATCTTGATTGTATGGTGCGAAGTCTATGTTATACTCTGGCACTACGGTTTGGTCATTGAATACCAAATCGAAGCCTCCAATGAAATCTACGTTATAGTATGGTCGTCCGCTTGTACGTGATATTCTCGGTCTATCTTCGTATGTTACTTTTATCTGTGTATTGCTGTTTGCTGTGTCTGCTTGTGCGTTCAGCATCTCTCCATCTCCATCGAGCAACCAATTAAGGTTAAAAATATCATCAAAGGCATTATTAAAACGCTTAATGAAATTATCTGTTAATATTTTCGGGTCACCCTTAAATGCGCCAGATACATTTGGGCGTGTCGCACCCATTTGTACTGCTAAGTCCTTCTGGGTATGAACTTTCCCATTGCTACGTAAGAACTCAAAAGCTTCTTTAAGTCTATCATTTCTACCCATAATAATAACTTTAATTCTTAATAAGAGTTAAATAAAAGAACTTTTATTATTATTTTTCTTGCAATAATAATTTTTGTTCTTATCTTTGCACTGTAATTCTGAAACAAAGGTATAAATAATATTTGAAACTTGCAATACCTCAAACGGGGTAAATTAAAAAAAAGACTTGAATATGAAAGCAATTAAAGTTACAACAAAGTTAGCAAAAACAAGAATGGTGCAAGATTTTATCCTTGCAGATTTTGTTAAAGGTCTTATCAATAACAAGAGTGATGTAGACAAGTACATCCAACTTATAATGAAAAAGTTAGGAGTTGATAATAATAAGGCTTGTGAGATATTCAGAAATGCTATCAGGTAAACTAATATGCCCCGATAAGGGGCATACTTAAAAAGACTTGTTATGAAAGCAACAAAATTACAGTACAGCACACGAGAGATAAATCGAGACTTTAAGATTAAAGTCTACGGATATACGGAGGAAGGCAAGAAGGTTGATAAGCTGGTAGGAGTTTCAGGGCTCATCCTTCTGATAGGAACAGATCATGTAAACAAGCAGATTGAAAGAGCTTACAAGTCAGGTCAAGATAAATGCGTATGCAAATTAAGAAGGGGGTTGAAGGTTACTTATTACGCACACTAATTAATCACTATACAGGGTGTTCAGTTAAAGGCTGGCTACTTGGTTCAAGTCCGAGACACCCACAGCGCAGAGAGTACAGATTTTCGGGGAAACCCTTTGAGCCATCTCTCATAAATAAAAATGACTGAAAGCGGGTGGTTTAGAATTGTACCACAACAATCGGGCGAGGTGAGCCTTAATCACCAAGGCAAAAGAGTATAAGGCTCGATGGTGGTTCGAATCCACCTTTGCCACGAAGGCTACGCATAATGTAGCGGTTCCCCTGCCTGATGGGGCTGTAAATTGCAGGATTGAGATAATATCCAAATATAGCGATGAAGCAGAGGCCAACCGTAGAAGCAAGCAGCCCTATAAGGGTCGAGGCAAGCAGCGGGGAAGAAAGTAACAAGGAGCTAAGTAACAAATAGGCTGGCGTCGTTGAACTCGACAGCATAGTGCGAAGAATAGTAACACAAACAGACCGTAGTAGGTTAGCCAGTCACAAGTAATATAAAAAACAAATCATATGGAAGAAAACAAATTAAATCTCTTGAAAAAAGAGAACGAAGAATTAAAGAAGAGCGTTGCTTGCTTGGAAAAGCAACTCGAGGAACAGAAAGGCGTGCTGTTAGCATCACAAGATGCCGCTAATCAGTATAAGGATTGGTGGTTTAAAGAGCAAAAGAAGCGTGAGAAGTTAATAGAGGACATAAAGGTTATTTCAAAAATGTATAACATACTAAGTCAATCATGGTAAGAATGAGAAGAGAAAGAATTTACGGTGAATACAAAAAGCCTGTTATCCCTACCCTCAAGAGTATGAAGGTAGGACAGACGGAGGAGTGGCCGATTGAACGTATGGAGGTTGTACGTGTGTCTACCGCCAATGTAGCAGCGATGAGCCGTAGAGAGGGAAAGAAGTTCAGAATGCGATTAGGGGAGCTGGTAATAGAAGTTACCAGAATATCCTAAAGCTGTACTATCTGAAACGGAACACCGTCTGATACTGGAGTACTGCAAAGGCTATTCTGATAAGGAAGTAGCCGATAAGTTGTGCAAAAGCTATTGGACGGTGAAGACGCAAAAGAAAACTATCTACAGGAAACTTGGTATATCGAAAGATACCGAGCTGTTATGGTGGATGGTTTGTGAGAGGTTAAAGATAAACTTTGACCTCAGGGAGATACGAAAGCATGGTATCGAGATACTCTTTAGTTTGCTTTTCGTTGTTCTGCAAGTAACGAACAACGGAGGAGATTTACGAAGATGTAGGATGTCGAGACGTGCGAGAACTGAAATAAGGTCAAGAAATGGGAAACTACATGATTACGGATAGTGAAAAGCTCTTGACCATAATGCGAGTAATGAATAGTAAAACATTTGGATTGAGGTTCAGCGAGAAGATAGTAGGAGGTCGTGCCAGACTGGAAAGACTAATCACTGCTGGAAAGATTAGAGCCGAGAAGGGCAACGGAGAAGCTCAGAACGGCAAATGGTTGGTAAACGCTGCCGATGTCCTACGATATGCAAGAGCAAAATGAAAACAAGGAAGATAAATAAAAACAAGGTTGTTAGTTGGCTTGACGAGCAAAGCGAACTCTATACCAAAATCATGGAAGAGCCCGTAACGAGGGGTACAGTGTTATTGGTTAATCTGATAGCTATCTGTATTATCATTGCTGCGATAGCTGCTGGAGGTGCGTTAATCATTTCTGCAGGGGCTACGCTTTGTGCAGGCTATCTGGTAAGGATGTTAAACAGGAGAAACGAATAGCTTTCACTTTTGTGAGAGTCTTTTTTTAAGTTTATTTTGAAGTTTTTGGAAGGTGCAGCAGGGTGCGGGCAAGCGATTGTCTGGGCGGTTCGATACCGCCGTACCTACGATTTTTAATTAATTAAGCGTATGGATAAATTAAATTTTAGAACCTTACATGCAGACGAGATAGAGTGTAGGGTCGGAGCAGTAACGGATGGTAAAGGGTGCAGCCTTCTGATGTACAAGAATGCGAGAGTAGACATGACGCTACTTGATGAGGTTGTAGGACCAGAAAACTGGAGGCGCAGCCATGAATTGATTAATGGCAGTCTTTTCTGTACGGTAGCCGTGCGATCTGACAAAGGCGAGTGGGTGACTAAACAAGACGTAGGAACCGAAAGCTATACAGAGAAAGAGAAGGGGCAAGCGTCTGATGCTTTTAAGCGTGCTTGTGTTAACTGGGGTATAGGTCGAGAGTTATATACATGTCCGTTTGTCTGGATAAACCTAAAGGAAGACGAATGGAAGTCTGGGTATAATGGAAAGCGACAGCCAAAACCGAGATTTGTCGTGTCGTCTATAGAGTATGATAACCAACGTAAAGTATCCTTTATCGAAATCAAGGATGATAAAGGAGTGGTACGTTATACTTGGGGTAACTCGAGCGAGTTGGATGATGTGCGTGCAGAGGCTATCGACAGAGTAAAGAGAGCTACTACACGGAAGGAACTGGAGGATACTTATAATCTCTATCCAGGTCTAAGGAAAGACCCGGTATTTATTGATGCGTGCACGAAGCAGTCAAAGAAAATTGAAAAAGCAGCATAACTATGGAAAAGAATATATTACATAAAGACTTTCGTAGAGACTTTATCGAGCTTTTGTTAGATGCAGGCTTTAATGATGAAGAAGCAAATAAATTAGTTTCAAGCAAGTACAAGGAGAAACTAAAGATAGAAGTTGTTAAGCGCCTTAAAGAAGTAACATCTTTGATCGAGAAAGAGGAATATGACAAGGTTAAAGAATGCTTGGCTTTTTCACCATCTGGAGATGGCTACGGATGTGAGAATAACTATATAGATTTTTCATATCTTTTCCCTGCAGATGATGAATACGGGAACAGATATATTAATGACTTAGGTGATGTTATTAACGAATTATCAGAGTGAAGTACGATGAAAAAAAAGATAGAATTAAAGAAAAGCCCTGTCATCTTTGATGAAGGTGCACATACGTACACTTTGGATGGTGTACGATTGAGTGGTGTAACAGCAATTGTCAAGTGGATGTTCCCAGATACCTATAAGGACATTCCACAGTCTGTATTGGAGAAAGCAGCCGAGCATGGTTCGCTCATTCACAAGAAGTGCGAGCAATACGATAATTGCGGCTTTGGAGATGATTTGCCAGAGGTTAAGGAGTATGTAAGGCTAAAGAAAGAAAACGGGCTTACAACGGCTGAAAACGAGTATCTCGTAGATGATGGAAAGAATATAGCTTCGAGTATTGATGTTGTCTTCGATGAGGACGAGAAAGGCTGTTATCCGCTGGCTGACATCAAGACTACGAGCAAGATACACAAAAACAATGTATCGTTGCAGTTGTCTATTTACGCTTATCTGTTTGAGAAGTGTAACAAAGGCAAGAAGGCTGGACGATTGTTTGTTGTCTGGCTGCCAAAAGAACAATACGGAAAGGCGGAACTGATGGAACTTAACCGTATCAGTGCAACGGATTGTAAGAAGATAGTTAAGGCATACCTCGCAAAGGAAGATTCAACACCATACAGAGAGAAGTATTTCGTAGCTAAAGAGACTTCTACAGAATTAGAGCCTATCGAGGAGGCTTTACCAGCCACGCTGAAGGATGCCGAGGACGAGATTATCAAAATCGAAACCCAGCTAAAGCAGATGGAAGAGAGAAAGAAAGAGCTGAAAGAAGGCTTATACAATCTCATGGCAGAGCACAACGTAAAGAAGTGGCAAAGCGAACGAATACAGATAGTTCGTAAGCTGGATAGCACACGAGAGAGTATAGATACGGCAAAGGTAAAGAAGATGTACCCGGATGTATACAAAGAGTGCTTGAAAGTGTCAAAAGTCAAAGGAAGTATAACGATTAACGTATTATGATATGGCACGGAGTAAGAATTCAGTTAGCCTTATAGGTGTAGTTGGTAAGGATGCAGAATTAAGGCAGACGCAACAAGGTGTACATTATGCACAGATTTCACTTGCAACGTCTACTGGTGGCTACAAGAAGAAAGATGGTACGGATGTTCCAGAGGTAACACAATGGCACCATATTGTAGCGTGGAATAACCTTGCAGACTTTGCGGGTAATTACGTAAAGAAGGGAATGAAGATAGCCGTAGACGGAATGATAACCTATCGAACGTATAAGAACCAGCAAGGGGTTGATGTGTATACAACAGATATTGTAGTAGATAGTATAGTATTGATGACTATACCGCAGGGGCAACAGCAGAATGTAGCCCCGCAACAGCAAGGGGTTGTACAGCCTACTGGAGGTTATACACAACCTCAACAGGCTACAGTTCCACAGCAGCCTGTACAGCAGCAACCAGCTAACTACCAACAGGGAGGCTATGCGCAACCAAATACGGGTGCACCGTTCCCACCCGCCCCCGAAGATGATTTACCATTTTAATGAAAGTTGTAAAAGTTGAGAAGAAAGATGGTCGGGTTTCGTTAGATACGGATCTCGACTATCTTTTTTCAACGTTAAAGAATGGTAGCTACTCACTGATACTGAAACGTGTTAGTGAGAAAAGAACGATAAATCAAAACGATTTAATGTGGATGTGGTTTAAGTGTATCGAGAATAGCACTGGAACGGATAAGAATGACATCTACATGTATTACTGCAAAAAGTTCTTGTGTAAAGTCATCCGAGTAGGCGAAAAGGTAGAGAAGGTGTACGAAACATCATCTATGCTTAATACAACACAGATGACAGATTTTCTGAACAAGATACAGGCGGATGCAGCAAGTGAACTGGGTATAATGCTACCTATACCAGATGATAGGTACTTTGAGGCTTTTTATCAGCAATATAATGTCTAAATTAAAACAAGTGAAATGGACTTTAAGAAAATTCAATTAACAAAGCAGAATACGCTTAATGTGGTGTATTCTAATCGTGATGGAGATACCATTACGATGGTAGGTGCTAACATTGTGCACAAGGACTTCAAGGAGGCTATAAAAACCCTCGTACCTCATTTAGCTTTCCTAACAGAGCAGCGAGAGACTTACGATGCCTTGCTGGAAGAGCTGGAAAGGGAGAGAGACCGAGAAGAGAAAGGTATTTACAACCGACTATCTGTTACGTCTATTGCATTCAGTGGAGACGAGGTAATGATATCAGGTACTCGTGTACTTGATAGAGGCGACGTTATGAACCTTAACGCACCAAAGATATCTGTAGTCGACGATGATAAATACAGGTATCTGTCGGAGTTATCTTTAGCTATCGACAATGTGAAGTATGAAGCCGAGCAGTACGTTAATGAGCGTAAATGGGGCTTGAAACAAGGCGAATTAAACTTCGATGAAGCCGGCGATCCGTTTGCAGGTGTTGAGGCTGGAGAAGTGCCACAGGTATCTGTAGAGATTAGCACATCGAAAGGTGGTGAAAAGAAGAAAGGAAGGAAAAAGAAAACAGAAGTAGCTTAACGAATTATGATGCGTCTAAATATAATGACGTTTACCTTAACTCCTAACTGCTACAAGGTAGTTTTTAATTACCAGCCTTTATTGATTGCATGTGTGAAAAGAATACCGTCAGCTCGTTATAGGGCTGACGGTAAATTTTGGGAGGTCTCGCCTACTGATGAGAATTATCTAAGGCTAATGGCAGATTGGGCTGTACAACGCCGTCTATGTAATAGTGTTCAGTGGCTGAAAGATGAGGAGCCAGTAGAGAGCTATGAGATACCAGAGATGCCAAAACTGGAAGTAGAGCATAATATGACGCTTGAACCATACGAATACCAGAAGGAAGGTATAGCATACGCATTGGAGAAGAAGAGGTGCATAATGGGAGACGAGCCAGGACTTGGAAAGACGGCACAGGCTATTGGTACGATGACAGCGAGCGGAGCATGGCCAGCACTGGTAATATGCCCAGCGTCACTGAAAGTAAACTGGCAGAGAGAGTTTAAGAAGTTCGGAGGTGTGCAAGCTGTAATACTAAGCGACGCTAATAGAAATACATGGCAGCTTTTTTGGCAGTCACGCAATAATGCAGGCGAGCCTTTGGCAAAGGTCTTCATTACAAACTATGAGAGCTTAAAGAAGTACTTTGTTAAGAGAGTAAAGAGCCAGCAACGATTCACGCTAAAGAGTGTTGAATTTGACGAGAGAATAAATCTATTTAAGTCTGTCATCATTGACGAAAGCCATAAATGCAAATCAAGTAAGACACAGCAAAGTAAATTCGTGCAGGGTATTGCTAAGGGCAAAGAGTTTGTACTGGAGTTGACAGGTACACCTGTAGTAAACAACAATACCGACCTTATCCAGCAGCTTAATATTATGGAGCGGTTGGAGGACTTCGGAGGATATACGAAGTTCAAAGAAAGATATTGCGCAGGCGAGAACCAATCAAGTCACCTAAAGGAACTTAACTACTATTTGAATAAGTTTTGTTTTTTCAGAAGGCAAAAGAAAGACGTTTTGAAATGGCTACCAGATAAGACACGTTCGTATCTGGTAGTTGATATTGAGAATAGGAAGGAGTACAACGAGGCAAAACAAGATATTATTCAGTATCTAAGAGAGTTCAAGAAGGCAGATGATGATAAGATACAGAGAGCTATTCGAGGGGCTGTAATGGTAAAGATGGGTATATTGAAACAGATATCATCAAAGGGAAAGATTAAGGCAGCTATTGACATCATCCACAACACTATAGACGGAGGCGAAAAACTGATTGTGTTCTGCTTTCTAAAGCAGGTTGTACAGGAACTTAAAGAGGAGTTCCCAAAGGCTGTTACGGTTACGGGTGATGATGATGACAGAGCAAAGCAACGAAGTGTTGATGCTTTCCAACAGGACCCAGATACGAAACTGATTATCTTAAACTATCGAAGCGGTGGTACAGGCTTAACGCTTACAGCAGCCTCTAATGTGTTGTTTATCGAGTTCCCTTGGACTTATTCAGATTGTTGTCAAGCGGAGGACAGAGCGCACAGAAACGGGCAAAAGAATGCTGTTACCTGTACTTACTTACTGGGAAAGGAGACGATAGACGAGTATATGTATCAACTTATACAGACAAAGAAGGATATAGCCAACGGAGTAACTGGTACGATTGATAATGTAGAAGAAAAGAAGGTTAACACACAACAGATGTTGTTAGATGCAGCCTTCGATATGTTCAAAGGAGAATATTAATTATGAAACCATTAACAGAAAGCCAGATACAAAAGCAGTGTGTAGAGTGGTTCCGAAAGACTTATCCGAGTATCGAACCATTGTTTTTTGCTGTTCCTAATGGAGGAGCAAGAAACGCATGGACTGCAAAGATAATGAAAGATGAGGGCGTAAGGTCTGGTGTAGCCGATCTTATACTTCAAGTTCCTATGGGTGGTTATGCTTCGCTATGTATTGAGATGAAGACACCTGTAGGTAAGCAGTCACAGAGCCAGAGAGAATATGAGAAGCTGGCAAAGCGTATGAAAAATAAATACGTAGTGTGCCATTCGTTGGAGGAGTTTCAAAAGGCGGTGCGAGAATATATTAACGTGTGAGATTATGAATTACATAAGTTTGATAAATAATTTTTGGTTGCTAAGCGAAGAACATGATTTCCGCCCAATAGATATTGCGCTTTATTTTTACTTGCTAAAAATTGCAAATAGTCTATCGTGGAAGCCATCCTTCAAAAGGAACAATAAAGAAATTATGGCAAAACTTGGGATAAATAGTCATCATACATTTAATGACACTCGTAATCGGTTGAAAATGGCAGGGCTTATAAATTTCACAACTTATAGGGGAAAGGCGTTTAGCACCTATTCAATAGTTGTCTCATTGGCAAAAAATGCCAATGTTTCTGCCGAGGTTACTGCCAATGTTTCTGCCGAGGTTACTGCCAACTTGAATAAAACAGAAACTAAAACAGAGAATAAAGAAAAAATAAAAAGAAAAAAAACAGTACCTACGGACTTAGGATTAAAGTTTGAGGTAGAGAAGAAGAAAGAAGAAGAAGCCCCCTCACCTACTCTGGAGCAAGTTGTTGCGATATGTCTTAAAAAAGGCATGAGCAGCGAGGAAGCAGAGCAGTTCTTTTACTACTACGATGCGCAGGGTTGGGTGACATCATCAGGGCAAAAGATAAAGCGAGTAGATAGTATGGTTAACCGATGGTTGACGAATAACAAAACAAAGACAACTAACGATGGAAGATTTAACGACACTGCTACACAGAAGCAGAAACGAAATGACGAAATCGCAAGAGACATCCTCAGTCGCTATATGTAGGAGCAAGGATGAGGCTCGTAACCTATTAGAGGTTTTCAATCCAGAAAAACAAACGTTCTATGCTGTTAACCCTACTCAGTGCGTTATGGGTGACTATCCTACGCTGGCAAAGATTAAGGCAGAGTATGGCGAGCAAGTCGTTTATGATTGGCTTGCGGTACATCTGAACGACTACCAAAACTTTGTAGGAGTAAAGGAAGAAAACAAAGCATCGTATCGCACCATCAAGGAGGTAGCGAGGATGATACATAACCGCTACTACTATTTGAAGATTACGGAGTTGATGTTATTCTTTCAGCGATTGAAATACGGAGATTATGGAGAGATGTACGGATGCATAGATGCTGTAAGAATTATGCGAGCTTTGCGTACCTTCTTTGACGAGAGGAATCAGATCATAGAAAAGATAGAGCAAAGAGAGCGAGAGAGGAAGATGGAAGAGGACAGAAAGAATGCGGTTAGCTATGAAGAATACACCGAGATTAAAAAGAGAAAGAATAACCACAAAGTAGCCGGATAGTGATGATGTACTTTATCGTAGTCTATTATAAGATAAGAGACATAGCAACTATAAGGAAGATACAAGAACGTTTTAAGTTTCCTAAGTGTATGACGGTTAATGGCGAATGGCAGGTACTTGTAGAAGGTACGGACTGGGAGACGCTTAGAGAAACGGAAAGACGAGGATACATTGAAATACGTAACAAAACAATAAGGAATATGAAAGCAACGAATTTATTTATCAAGCGTATCGAGGAGTATTTGAAGAAGGAAGCCGATACGGATCTGGAGTTCGCAAAGAAGATGCAAGAACAACCAGAGAAGACACCAGAAGCAGTATGTAATTATATCCTATCAGAGGTCAGTAAGAAGAAGCAAAACGGATGGGCTGATGAAGAGATATACGGCATGGCAAAGCACTTCATAGACGAGAAGGAGTTGAAAGACCCAGGAAGCAAGGCTAACAACGTATCTCGTGTAGTAGTAGATACGCATGTAGAATTGAGTGAAGAGGAAAAGCAAAAAGCGATGGAGAAGGCTCAACAGAACTACGAGAAGAAACTGGAAGAGCAGGAAAAGAAAAGGCAGGAGGAGCAAAGAGAACGAGAGAAGAAAGCCAAAGAGAAAAGATTACAAGCAGCTAAAGAGAAGCAAGAGAAAGAGGCTGCGATGATGGGCGATTTATTCGGAGGGCAATACTGATGGAAGAAAAGTACTGGGGGTTGTGCGAAACCTGTACACATTCGGTTGATACAGGTCCGACGATAGAGTGTGGGTTAAATCTATTGCACTGCAATGATAATTACGAACCAAACGAAAGAGACTATGAAGCCAAGGACGAAGGAACAGAAACACGTACTACAGCTCTCTAAGCAACTAAAGCCTATCAGTGAAGCTGCGAAGAAATATGCTTATGAACATTGTTTCGAGGATATAGGCTTGTACAAGAAAAACGGCTGGGTGTGGTGCCAGTGTTGCGGACACAGCTCGAGATTATCAAGCTCGTTGTTAGGGGTCGTTCTTGGTTGCGAGAACGGCTATGAGTGCCCAGAGTGTGGAAAGAAGCTAAAGTTAGTTTATTACAGGTCAACCGAAGCGAAAGGAAACACGGTAAGACACTTTACCTTGTTCCAGGCATATAAGGGCTATCAAGTGGTAAGGACATTTGAAGTAAGCAGGTGCAACTATAGGAATGGCAGCACGATGTATGATGTTTTGGAATTATGGCAGAGTTGGATAAGCGAAGAAGGAAAAGAAACCATAGTCGGTAGAGATTATACGAGAAGTATGTATCACTTTAGTTGGATTAATAGCGAGATGAACATCAAGAACCATAACGCAAATGCTACAGGTTATATAGCTTATGAAGATATATTCGATATAACTGGTAACTATATGTATGCTCGTGGTTCGGTTACAAAGCTATTGAAAAGAAATGGCTGGACGATGGATATACTGAAAGAGAAAGAAATAGAGGTTATTCCGTTAATGAAGGCGTTAATAAGGATGGACGATCCGTTTATCGAAGAGTTGGTAAAGCATAAGCAATATGGCATATTAGGCTTTTGGCAGCACGCTGGAGGACACTTGAAAGACCGCACGAGGTGGCAGCATGCTGTACGAATATGCGAGAGAAATAACTATATAGTAGATGATGGTAGCATGTATGTAGACTATATAGAATTACTACGATACTTTAATCTTGATACACATAATGCGAAGTACGTTTGCCCTGTCGACTTAAAGGCAGCACATGATAAGCTACTGGAGAAAAAGAATAAGATAGAGGTAGAGAAAGAGATGGAACGAAAAGCAAAGGAAATTGAAAAGCAAGATAAGCTATACAAGGAGAGGATGAAAAACTTTGCTGGACTATCTTTCGGAGATAAGGATATAAGGATAGAGCCTTTACATAGCGTGAGGGAGTTTGCGGAAGAAGGTAAGGCAATGCACCATTGCGTATTTGCAATGGGTTACTATGACGAAGAGAGACATCCGGACAGCCTTATATTGTCAGCAAAGGACAAGAAAGGAAAGAGATTAGAGACTATCGAGGTAAATACCAAATCATGGAAGGTTATACAGTCGAGAGCGGTCTGTAATGGCAGAACGGCTCAACACGACGCTATCGTTAACATGGTTATAAAGTATATGCCTTTACTAAGGAAAACGGCTTGTACGGCAAAATAGCATAAAATAAGATGAAAAATATAGAATTATTTAACGACCATTTCCAAAACTTCAAGGTGTATGGCTTGCCAAAAGCACAGATGATAATAGCTGACCCACCTTATAATCTGGGTAAAAATGCCTATGCGAGCAACCCTGCTTGGTATGAAGGAGGAGACAACAAGAACGGAGAAAGCGCACTTGCAGGTAAGGAGTTTTTCGATACTGATAAGGACTTTCGCCCTGCAGAGTTTATGCACTTCTGTTCACAGATGTTACGGAAAGAACCTAAAGAGAGAAACCAAGCACCTTGTATGCTTTTGTTCTGCGAGTTCGAACAGCAGTTTAAGTACATAGAGCTTGGAAAGAAGTACGGTTTTAATAACTACATTAATTTGGTCTTTCGTAAGAAGTTCTCAGCGCAGGTTCTGAAAGCTAATATGAAGGTCGTTGGCAACTGCGAATATGGTTTGATACTATATCGTGACAAGCTGCCTAAATTCAGGAATGAAGGGCAGATGATATTTAACTGCTTTGACTGGGTACAAGATACCACGACACCAAAGGTTCATCCGACACAGAAACCAGTACCACTACTTGAGAGGCTTATAGAGATATTCACAGATAAGGGGGATGTAGTTATCGATCCGTGTGCTGGTTCTGGTTCTACTCTATTGGCAGCAGCTAATACTGGAAGACGAGGTTATGGCTTTGAAATCAAAAAAGAGTTCTATAAGCTGGCAACGAATAGAGTTCTAAGATATAAACAACCTTTATTGTTTTAAGGACTAATCGGAGAACTATATTAGACAATATCAATGCAGACTATGCTTATTGCAGGGGTGTGGGATGTGAATTAAGTAACTACTGCAAGCGGTATCTTCCAGACCCTCCCGATGCTTATATGTGGTGGGTGCAAGAGAAATACCAAGAAGATACTGGGAGGTGTCCTCACTTCGAGGAGAATTATAAAGATTAACTAAACCAAATCAATATGGAAAAGAAAATTATCGCCTACAAAGGCTTTGACAAGGATGATTGGATAGATGTCAAAGGCTATGAGGGACTTTATAAAGTAAGTAGTAAAGGATTCGTTTTCTCCTTAGTTCGGAAAGTTTGTAGTGGGCGGTCTTATGGCGTGAGAGAAATAGGTGGAACTCTCCTAAAACAAAGAGTAGATAAAGATGGATATTTATGTGTGAGTCTTTGCAAAAATGGTAAGAGAAGAACTCATAGAGTTCATCGTCTTGTCGCTAAGAATTTTTTGAATAACCCAAATAACCACAATATTGTTAATCATAAAGACGAGTGTAAGACCAACAACACGGTGGGGAATTTAGAATGGTGTACTGTTGACTATAACAATCACTATGGGAAAGGTTACAATCGGAACTACAAGCAAAAGACAGTTGTTATGCTATCTATGGATATGAGAATAATTGAAACTTTTGATTCAATAGGTAGGGCGGCTTTCTTTGTTAATGGAAATAGAAATACTATTAGCAAGCATTGTTGTAGTAAATCTGCAAGACCATACAAAGGATATTTATGGCGATTTTAATGAAGTTGAGGAATAGAATGAAAGAAAAGAAAGGTTTATCTCTTGTGTACGCATTGAAAGAGTATGCCAGAGTAAATGGGAAAGGTGGTCCTATCATTGAAGGTAAGAGGTGCTTCACCTTTGACGACATCAAAGCTGCTTTCAATGCAGGGTGTGAGAGTGTGGTGGACAGCTTTCCTGAATTAGAGTGGAAAGGGTATGCGCCTTTCATACATGCAGCTACTCCTATTGGTAGATATAACATTGACAATTTCGGAATATGGTTATTACGCTTTAACGGAAAGGAAATTCCACTCCCTACTGGTAGCTCTTTAGAAGAAGCCAAGCAGGCAGCCAACGAGGACTACAAGAAACGAATTAAACAAGCATTGGGGTTATGACAATATTAGAATTACAGGAGAAACTTCGAGAAATGTACGAAGAGTATGGAGACGTTGAAGTACGGCATCAGTGTGGAGATATTGGTGATTATTGTAGTATATCTTGCGTCACAATGGATGGTCAAGACATTGTTATTTTGTAAGCCTCTCAACTACCTACTGCATGGTAGTGATGGATGCGGAGTGTTTAAATGGACATGTTAAAGCAGGTTTCAAAGTAGAGGCAGAGAAAAAATAATTAAATTCCTTGTTGCTTTCTGGTGGGGGTGTAGCAGTGATGTTGCACCCCCATTTTTGCGTGATAGACTTTGAAAAGAGTTGTTTTAACTGCTTAAAGTGTTAAATTTGTGTTAAATGAGAATATTTATTTGCTCATTTTGGAATTACGATATATCTTTGCATCAGTAATAACAACAAGAACGGTGAGACACACCATAAAAACTGTAAAGATTATGTTAGTTAAAGGTTCAGCAGATTACAAGAAGGCACAGAAATTAGCAGAGGTAATCGAGGGCGCAGCACAGCGCACAAAGAGAGACAGAGAATATTATGATGTGGAGTTCGCATCAGTAGAGAAGTTTCTTAACGAAATCAAGAGTTTGAATGTATTTGCTTCTAATATTGCAGAAACAGTGTTAAACACAATGAGCTTCCAGAATTTCCAAGTAGCAAAAATCAGCAACAAGCAGAGCTGGATATTAGCTTGCGCAGCTGTTGAAAACAATATCGAGTTTTAATTTTTATTAAAAACCTATAAGCCCTCGACATCACGGTTAAGTCAATTACTATGACATACAAGTATCAGAACGGCATTGAGAGAGAGATTGCGGAGCAGGTCATAAACAATCGTGACTGCTGCCGTCAAGGATTGGTAGAAATGGAAGATGGCAGGGTGTTCTTCACTCACAGAGGTTACAATGATAGAATAGCCCCACATCTTGAAGTACTGACCTGCAAGAAGACAGGGGTTAGATTTAATGTGAATTATAACAATGGTATAGCATATCACACACACTTATAAGATATGAGTTATATAATACAGAAGAGCAGCACTCGCCCTGATGGGTGGGTGCTGACTGACAAAGAACATGGAATAGTGGTTACGTTCGATGATGGTCAGTATAATGACACACAAAAGGTAACGATGCTCGAAGATGTGCCACAGCACTACACGGCAGAAGACCTTGCAGTCTTCATGCAAGAGCTGGGGGCGTGGGCAGTAAGACATCACAGTAGCAAGTGCTTCATGCAGCCGTATGGCATAGAGTACAGCGAAGACGATAGTACTTGCTTTCTCTATCGGAGAAAATCTCCACGATGGAGATTAGAGATAATGGATAATGTGGATAAAAACAACTTAGCTGGCAGCTTGAAGAAGGCTGCCGAGTGGTTGACAAAGAGATAGAAACATGAAGGTGTTAGATGTTACTCGGGCAGCTCATGAGCGTGGCACGAGTATTCAAGAGATAGCAGATAAGCTGGGTATTTCAAGGCGAGCTTTGAGCTCGAGAATAAATGCAAATCCGACACTAAGCAGCTTAATAGAGATTGCAGAGGCAATCGGATGTGATATAACAGAGTTATTCAGGTAAAGAGAAAGGTATAACGCCTTTCTCTTTTTTATTGTAATTACTTGATATTTATAAAGGTTTTCATTATCTTTGTAACGTAAATTACTTTATATTTATAAAGATATTAATATATGGCTGAAAAGATAACGGAAACCAATATCGATTCCTTAAAGCAGGATGATAAAAACTTCAATAAAGGCACGAAGAGAGGTGCTATAATGATGAAGCACAGCATCGAGACTTTGGGGCTTGGTCGGTCAATCCTTCTGGATAAGGATAACAATATAATTGCTGGTAACAAGACGCAGGAAACGGCAAAGGAGCTGGGCATAAATGACGTTGTTATCGTTGAGACAGACGGAACAAAGGTTATTGCTGTAAAGCGCACAGATTTATCCTTGAATTCAGAGAAAGGTCGAGAAATGGCTTTGGCTGACAATAAAACAGCACAAGAGAATATAGACCTCGATTATGTGAAGATGAAGGAGGAACTCGATAAAGAGGTGTTAGAAGTCTATAATGTCAAGGAGCCTTTGAAGAGTAAGACTGAAGAGTTAAGTAAGTTGCAATATAACTCGTGTTACTATGAGCCAAAAGAAAAGCCTACGTTAAAGCTGGAAGAGTGTGTAAACTTGGATAAGTTCACTGAAAAGTTGCAGGCTCTGAAAGAATACGACTTGACAGATAAGCAAAGGGAGGTTCTGAAATTCTTTGCTTATCGTTTCATAAAGATAGATTTTGAAAGTGTGGCTAATTACTATGCCTTCAATGCTACGGAGGAAGAGAAGAAGGCTATAGAGCGTTTGCGGTTGGTTCTGGTCGATAATGGAGAACAGGGCTTTATCGAGGACGAAATGTTACGAATACTCAATGCAGAGGTTATTGAAGAAATGGAGGGCGAAGGATGATAGATGTATTTATACCGTCATACCACAGAGCGGATAATCTGAAAACAGTTAGGTATCTGGAAAAGATAGACTATGATATGCAGCATGTTTACGTTTTTGTGGATGATGAGGCAGACGATAGAGAGAGGTATAAGGCGGTAGCGAAGCAGTACGGCTTTCATTTGGTGGTCTTTGATATGACAGAGGCGCGAAAGAGGTTCGACTATGTGCATAGAGCAAGCGTTTCCAGACGGAGTGCTGGACAGGCTCGTAATATGTTTCATGACTACGCGAAGAAAAAAGGTATCGAGCAGTATGTTGTAATGGATGATGACACCAAAGACTTTCAGTTTCGAGTAAAGGGTGTATGGGTGCATAATGCCTCTGGCGAGACGGTAAAGAAAACGTTTGATATGGTGGCAGCGATGATGAGGCGGTATCGAATAGGTCTGTTTGGGGTGTCGCAAACAGGAGACTTCTACGGAGGGATGTACCTGGCGATGATGAGGCGGAAAGTTATGAACGTAACGTTTTATGATACAAGGTTTATCTATCGCGGAGAAAGAGGCGTGCAAGACGATGACACCTCGCAATTCGCTGGAGTGCTTAATGAAGGCTTGTTTACTGGCTCGTTGGCTGATGGTATAACCTTACAGCAGACTATATCCGCCACAGCTAAAGGAGGATTAACGGATCTATATAACGAATGCAAGCTATATAACAAGGCTATGGTTACGCCTATTCAATACCCATCTGCCATAAGAGCAGAAAGACAGGTAATGAATGGAAACAGAATACACCACAGGATTGATTATAAGTATCTCGCTCCAAGACTAATGAAGGGAGAGCGTAATAATATAGCTTGGGACACCTATCCAGAGGATTATCCATTTACAAATGAGCCGAAGAGAGATAAAGGGATTGTTTAACGAATTTTACGACTAAAAAGATGTACAAGGAGAAGGATAAGAAAAAGATATACGAGCAGGCTAAGAACGTTATAGAAGGGGATGATAATATATTGTTCCTCGATGATGTGGTGGCTGAACTTCCTATATCGAAGCCTACGTTTTACAGTTGGTGGCCGAAAGGTTCTGACGAGTATAACGAATTATGGAGATTGATAAATACTAACCGGGTGAAGGTTAAGCGTTACATTCGTTTGAAGCTGCGCATAAGTGGTAAGGCTGCCGAATTGTTAAGTCTATATAGAATGATATGCACAGAAGAGGAAAGAAGGGCTATTAATCAAAACTATATCGATGTTAAGGCTGATGTCGATAGTAAGATACAGATAGGATTTATCGATACAGGCGTAGAGCCTGTAAGTGATGAAAGCGAGGTCGATGTATGATAATGCCGTTTAAGGTTATAGGGCCGTTGTTTCGGGCGAACACAGAAAAGACAGCAAGAGTGTATATTAATCAGGGGGGCACGTCTTCTGGAAAGACATACACGATTATGCAGGTACTTCTTTATGTTGCATTGCTGGAGGCTGGCAGTATAACGACGGTAGTAGGTCAAGATTTGCCGAACTTGAAGGTAGGTGCACTTCGTGATGCAAAGACAATATTAGCTGGTTCGGATTGGCTGACTGGTTACTTTGACATGCACGAGAGCGGACATTACTTGCAGTGTAGGAATGGTTCTGTAATAGAGTTTAAGAGTTACAAGGACGAGCAAGACGCAAAGAACGGTAAGCGTGACTATCTATTCGTTAACGAGGCGAATGGTATAGGCTATGAGATATACTGGCAGTTGGCTATTCGTACACGTAAGAAGATATGGATAGACTATAACCCTTCGGAGAGGTTCTGGGCGCATAATGAAGTGAAAGGTCGTGAAGGTGTGAAGATGATTATCTCAGACCACAGGGGCAACCCATTCTTGACAAAGGAGGAACACGAACGTATTGAGAGTATAGAAGATAAAGAGCTATGGAAGGTATATGCACGTGGCTTGACTGGTAAGCTATCAGGGGTTATCTTTCCTAACTTTCGTATTGTTGACAGACTGCCAGAGCGTGAGAGCTGGAAGATGCAGGGTTACGGGTTGGACTTTGGTTTCACGAATGACCCAACGGCTTTGGTACATTGTGTCATTGCCCATGGTGAGTTGTGGACGGATGGAGTAATATACGAAACAGGGTTAACGAATCCTATGATAGCAGAGAAGGCAAAGGAAGCAGGGTTAACTAAAGCAGACCAGATAATCGCTGACAGTGCAGAGCCGAAGAGTATAGCCGAACTTCGTAATGCTGGGTTGTGGGTTGTCCCTACGGCGAAGGGAAAGGATAGTATCAGCGTAGGTATTGACATCCTCCACCGCTATAGATGGAACGTTACAAGGCGGTCATCTGGACTAATTGAGGAATTACAAAGTTATAAGTGGAAAGAGGACCGAGACGGCAAGAAGACAAACACGCCTATCGATTGTTTCAATCATGCTATCGATGCAACGAGATACTTTGCCTTGATGAGGCTTAACGTAAGGCGCAGAGGTACAGCAAGGGCGCATTATAATACACTTGGGTAATATGAAGAAGAATATAACATTTGGCAGCTGGTTAATATTATCAGCATTCAGCAAAGACACGGAGAGGTTAAGACTAAGCAATATGTCAAGACCGCAGAAGGTAGGCGATGTTACCACGCCTACCAATCTTGACGATATGACTATCGGACAGATGGTGCAGCTGTCGACATTACAGACAGACGGAGAAATGTTTTACAAGGTCTGCGAGGTACTTCTAAGCATAAAGCCAGAGGTTGTGAACGTGTGTAAGGCTACGGAGGTTGTTTCCTTTGTTGGCTGGGTGTACGGTCGTATTGAGAAGATAAATGCACTCTTTGATAAGGCAAAGAGGAAGCCGACAGACAAGGAGATAAGAGCAGGAATAAATAAGCTTCAGTTCGGTATCTTCGGTATGATTGATTGGTATGCTCTACGTATGGGCATCACAGACCACGAGGATGTAATGCGTGTGCCATGGATGCGAGTGTATCAGTGCTTAAGTATGGATAATCAGAAGCAAGAGTTTGAGAAACGTTTATCAGATATATATAACGATGAGCATAGAAGATAAGATTAGAGAGATAGCCAAAGAGAAGTTCGAGGGTTACTCGTACGTCTTCGAGGATTGGAACGGTGCGGCCGAAGTCGTCGACAGAGTAGACTTACCTGCAATAATCTGCATATTGCCTGTAGGTGGCTATCTGGATATGACGAGAGGAAAGGTTAAGGATAGCGAGGACATCATACTCGCTTTTGTCGACAAGGTACAGCGTGACGCTAATGGTAGCGATAATGAGAAGGTGTACACAAAGATGAAGGGCGTAGCTGCTCGTTTCCTCTCTGAGATGAACGCAAGTCATTTCTTTGAACCTATCGGAGGAAAGGTGCGCTATACTACTATCTTAGAGCAGGCGAGCGCATATATAACAGGTGTATCGGTAGAGTTGACGGTTAAGGAATTGCAGGGAGGCTGCGTATGATACAAGATGCTGCAAGTGTTGTTTTACGTGAGGAACTTGAAAACCTTAAGCAGGCAATTATCAAGAACCACTTCGCAGCTGGTCAGCGTGCAAGCGGTAGGACAGCTGCAAGCCTAAGAGTTGAGGTTAACGAAGCGGAGGGAAGCCTTTGGGGACGTTCGCCTTTTGGAACACTTGAAACTGGTAGACAAGCGGGGAAAGTCCCTGCAAACTTCCGCTGTATCATTCGTCAATGGATGCAAGACAAGGGTATCAAGGCACGACCTATGCCGTACAAGACAGATAGACCGCACAAGTACACAGCAGAGGAGCGTGGCGAGTTATCGCTGGCTTTCTTGATAGCACGGAAGATTGAGAGAGAAGGCACAAGTCTTTTCCGTAAGGGAGGACGAGATGACATCTATTCAAATGTTATCCCAGCGACAAGAGAGAGAATACTGATGCGTATCGTGGAACTGCTGAGAACAGAGATTAAGAGTATTAAGCTAAACAATATTGAGGTATGAGAACAGAGAGTAAGAGTAATATAACGCTAAGCTATCCCGATGAGATAGGCTTTGCCTTTAATCCGTGTATAGTGAAGATAGATGGTGACAAGGTGACAAAGGCAATCATTAGGATGGATGCAAGCGGTAGTGGGTCGGATGTGGTTATGTTCGATGCCTTCCGTGGAAAGATATACGGCGACGTAAGGGAGTACATACAAACTTTTTTCGATTCCGTCCCTTTTGGTAAGGTTAACTACGAGGAAGCAGAACGAACAGAGATGGGAAAGAGGGTATCCTTTGAGGCTGTAGTGTCTGTGAGTGGTAGCGATGATGTTACTTTCTCTTTCTCCGTGTTCTATGTCTGGGGTGCGTTGAAGATAGGAGGTGTAGAGAGATATAACGCCTATCGCAGGCTTAAATGGTTTAGAGGCTATCCGTTCACGTTCGGTATCTATGCTGATGGTGGCAGTTCTGTTTTATTCGGTAAGGATGGTGCAGCGGAGAAGTTTATCAGCCTATCAGACCAGGGCGTTTGGAATATTCCACTGAAAGATAGCGAACACACGGCTAAGAACTTCTATCTAATCAGTGACAGCACAGGAGGACTGCGAGAGGTTAACTTTGACAGAACATTTGATTTAACCTTCCGTTTCCAATATGTAGGTGATGGAAAGAAAACGGATAAGGTGCGTATTGATATAGTGGATGACTACGACGAGGGTTATTACTTGCGGTGGATAAACAGGCATGGCTTCTATTGCTACTATCTGTTTAAGGCAGGCGAACAAAGCAGGAAAGTTTCAAGCGATAGTGCTTTCTTGCGCAATAACCTACTCTCTTATGATATGACATACGGATATGAGGGCGGTGCAGGACGTATGCAGTCAATGAAGCGTGAGGATAGCCTACCAATCTGTGCGCCACTGGTAGATAGTGAAACATGGGATATGCTGTTTGATGTGACTACAAGCCCTATCGTGGATATGTTTGCAGGCTATGAGGGCGGTGTACCTAAGTGGGTATCGGTAAATGTCGTTGCAGCGTCATATACGAAGGGTGGTGCACCCCTGCAAGACTTTATATGTAGTATTGCCCTTCCAGAGGTTGAGATACAAAAGTTATAAGCAATGAAGAACGAAAGATTATATATCGACGGTGAGCTGGTAGATATTGACAATAGTACGCAAATCACGATGTCAATTAAAAGTAATCTGTTCCGTGATGTGTCTAAGATTGTATCTAATAGCACATACACGGTAAAGTTACCTAAGACCGTGCGCAATCAGAAGATACTTCTGCACGTTGACTTAGTGCAGAATACAAGTATCTACGCTTATAGATTGCATAAGGCACGCTATTTCCGCAATGGTGTGGAGTTAATCAAGGATGGACGTGTTAGCGTGCTACAAGTCACAGATGAAGCCATAGAGGTATCTATAGTGTGGGGGTTGTTCTCTCAATTCAGTAGCCTAATAAGTAAGGGAACGGCACTAAACGACCTTAAGAGCAACGATAAGATACTCTACAATCTTGCTAATGAAGTTAATCGGTTCGAGGATGTAAAAGAAAAGCCGTACTTCTACGCAGGTTATAACGTGTGGAGATACGAGGACGAGGAGGATATGACATGGCGCACTGGCTCAGGCATGATATCACCAGGTAACAATAGGGAGAGACAAAAGGAAACATGGTTTGAATATGCGATGCGATTTAAGGGGGAATATTCACCAGACAAAAAAGGCGTGCCTTACCTTCACCCTGTAGTACGTGTTCCATATGTGCTATCTCTAATCAAGTCGCAGACGGGTATAGACTTTCAGTTTCACGAGGAAGCGAAAGAGTATATCAGTACTCTTGTTTTACCTCTCATCAATCGCAAGTCTAACGATTTAACCTCAGAAGGTGCATTCGGAGCAACGTTTGAGCCTATATCTATGCAGTCGGGACAGATGTCATTTAATGTAACAGACGAGAGTAGCGTGTTAAATGGTCAGAGAGGAGATAAGGTTACATCTATCGCTGTGACTACTGATGCTACATTGATATTCGACATAAAGGCTGAATGGTCTTTTGAACTTGGCGGTAAGGTTAAGCCTGTCGGACGTAGTGGTGGTATCGGAGGAGACACAGAGCGGTTTAACTTCAAAAGGGGCTGCATGTTGCGAATGACGATAACAAAGGGAGCAGAACACGAAACATACGACATGGGGAACGAAAGAGAGCCGTTCTCCGTCACCGTGCCACGAGGTTACAGAGGTGTGTGTCGATTCACCAATAGCGGATACGGAAAGATTGAGGTAGTTAAAGGAAGTACCATTACTTTCGAATGGATAGACGTAACACACTTTCCTTCTATGCAGGTTGTAAGTGGTACGATTAAGGCGACACTATCTAAGGGCGAGAATGTCCCTGATGGTGGTTATTTCCCTATCGCTTATAATCTTCCAAAGATAAAGGTCATTGACTTTGTGAAGTTCCTAACCGCTATCACTGGCTCTTTCCCATTACAGATAACAGAAGATGGCATCGTTAGACTTGTGCCACTCTCTACGATATGGAAGCGTAGGGATGAGGCTGTCGATTGGACGAGCAAGATAATAGCACCTACAAGCGAGAATAAGCCCTCAGAACTTAACTATAAGGTTGAGGACTACGGACAACATAACCGCTACAAGTGGAAGGAAGATGACACCGTGAAAGGTCACTATGATGGTGATTTGCGTATCGATAATGAGACACTCGATATCGAGAAGGTGATGTATGAGTTTCCTTTTGCAGCCACTGATGGAAACACCGTGCCTATGTACAAGATTGAAAAGGCAAAGAAAAGCGGCGAAGGCTCGCCATTCACTGGGAACAGAGGCGAGGATAAGGACGAAATTACAAAGACGAAAGAGCCTCCCTATAGTGCTTGCAAGGATAGGATATTACGGTTACGTGAGGATGGTAATGGTTTCGCTGTCGCTTTCTTCGATATTAATATGCAGGACATCTTGGATGATAAGTATCGTGATATAATACGCACATTACAGCAGCCGAAGATGATCAAGGAGAAAGTGAAGATGCGAGACTTGGAGATATTGCGGTTTGACGAAACACGACCTATATATCTTGCGCAGTATGGAGCGTATTTCGCAGCCACCGAGATAAGGGCAACAAATAGCGACACAGCAGAGGTTACGATGCTACAATTAACGTTTGAATAAAAGAGATAAGACTATGACAAGGACAGATGAGGAACAGATACTGGGTATCAAGGTAAGATACGAAGATGCTATCTACGGCATCATGCAATACAAGGAAAAACTTGCAGACCTTTCAGCGGCGCAGAAGCAATTAAAAAAAGACTTCGAGGACGGAAAGGTAGGCGGCGAGGAGTTTAAGACTACAATTGCCGCTATGGACGAGCAATCAAAGGCTCACAAGGCTACTATTAGAGAATTATCTAAGGAGGTGCAGAATAATATCAAGGTAGAGCGTGATCAAGAAGGCTCGTTAAAATCTCTACGTGCACAGTTAAGTAATGCAACAAGGGATTACGATGCTATGTCAAAGGCAGAGCGCAATAGCGCAAAGGGGCAAGAGTTGAAGAAGCATATCAACGAGATTACTAACGAGCTAAAGGAAGCCGAAGAAGGTACACAGAGGTTCTATCGTAATGTCGGTAACTACGAGGAGGCTATCAAGTCGGCACTCGGAGTAAATAGCAATTTTGCCAACTCTATCATGCAGATGTCCTCGGGCGGTAAAGGCTTATCAGGTATCTTCGATGGTGCTATCGGTAGCGCAAAGGCGTTTGGGTCAACATTGATGGGTTTCATGACAAACCCAGTATTCCTTTCTCTTGCAGGAATTGCAGGAGCAGGAGTAGCGTTTAAGTGGTTCTTCGACTACAATAAAGGCATTGAGGAAAGCACACGATTAACAAAGGAGTTTCTCGGGCTAACGGGTGATAACCTCAAGGCTATGCGTGACGAGATACAGGCGACGGCTGATACTTACGGCAAAGACTATAAGGAGGTGCTCGAGGCTGTCGATGTGCTTACTTCGCAATACGGCTATGATGCAGGGCAGGCATTAAAGATTATCAATGAGGGTTTCCAGAGTGGTGCAGACCTCAACGGCGATATGATTGCTAAGATTAAGCAGTATGCGCCAGCTTTCCACGATGCCAGCATAGGAGGAAAGGAACTTGTTGCTACTATCCAGCAGACACGAAGCGGTATCTTCTCTGATGATGGTCTTGCGCTGATACAGATGGGTAGCAAGAAGATACGTGAAATGTCAGACAAGACAGCGGCAGCACTTGAGGGTATCGGTATCAGTTCGAAGAAGGTACAGCAGGACTTGGTTATCGGTTCAATGTCTACGATGGACGTTATCAAGATGGTTAGTACGAGGTTAAAGGAAGTACCGCAGAACTCTAAGGAGGTTGGAGAGGTGCTCAAGGATGTATTCGGTAAGCAGGGTGCGAATGCAGGCTTGAAGATGATAGAGCAACTCGACACGATGAATGTAGACCTCGAGAAGTTGAAAGATACCACGGGCGAGTACGGAAAGAGCATGGATGAACAAAGAGAGGCTAACGAGGAATTGAATAAGACCTTAGCGGCAATGTTTGATATGTCGGATAAAGGTTTTGGAGAGATGCTGATACAAGTTAAGACGTTGACAATACAAGGCATAACGAAACTACTCAAGGGCGTTATCGAGGTGATTAATTACTTCATAGACTTATATAACGAAAGTATGCTTGTGCGTGCTGGTGTGCAGGCTATCGTGGTAAACTTCAAGAGTGCTTGGAACGTCATAAAATTAGTGTTCAATCTCATTATAGATAGTGCGAAGAGTGCAGGAAGACAGCTAAAGGGACTTGCACAGATAGTAGAGGGTATCGTAACACTTTCGTTCGATAAGATTAAAGAGGGTTTTTCTACGATTGGCGGTAGCTTCGTAAAGACGTTCAAAGAGGGTTTTGGCGATATTAAGGCTTTCGGAAAAGAACAAGCTAACACATATCTCGATGCTTTCAATAGCACGATAAAGAATAAGAAGGTTGCGCATATTGACTTGTCGAAGTATTCTGGAGAAGATAAGCAGCCAGACCACATGAACACCAATGGTTCAAGCGAATGGAAAGGCAAAGGCGATGGAGGAAAGAAGAATAAGAAAGAGAAGAAAGCCAAAAGCAGCAAGGCAAAGGGTATGACAGCCGAGCAGATGGCAAAGAAAGAGATGGACGAGATACGTAAGGCGGAAGACCTACTCGCACAACTCGTTGAACAGACAGCCGAACAGAGAAGAAAAGCTATCGAGGTGCAGTATGATAGACAGATAGAGGACTTAAAGGTGCGTCTTGCGACCGAGAAGGGGTTAACAGCAACCGCTAAGAAGGCTATCACTTCTCAGATACTTGCACTTGAAGAAATCAAGGAGAAGAAGCTAAGTGAGTTTGATTTAACCGTTAAGGACGAGGCTATCAAGCGAGAGCAGACGTATATCCAGAATATGCTCTCTTCTATCGAGAAAGGCTCTAAGGAGGAGTACGACTTGAAGGTTAAGAACATCGAGAATGCTCGACAGTTAGAGATTGACGCTATCCAGAAGATGGTACTCACAGAAGATGAAAAGGCAAAGCAGCTTAAAGCCGTTAATGCTAAGTACTACAAGGAGGAGGAAGATGCGTATAAGGAGTATAACAACAAAGTTCTTGACGAGCAGAAGAAAGCTATTGAAGATCGCTATAAGGCTAAGATATTAGAGGCGGAGATTGGCGGAATGGAAAGCGGACAAGGTTCGGAACTTGAAGTGTTACGCTTACAAGCAGATGAAAAGTTTACATTACTTCAAGCAGCACAGCAGAGAGAGGGCGAGACGATAGAAGCATTTAATCTGCGTAAGTTAGAATTAGAAAAAGACTATTTGGACGCCAATAAAAAAGTAAGAGATGAAGAAGACAAAGATAAAGAAGAGCATTTCCAGGCAGATATAGCACGATATAAAGCAATCGGTCAGGCAATGGGAGGATTATCTGATTTAGCATCTGCTTTTAGTGAGCATAGCAAAAGTTTAGCTAAAGCTTCTAAAGTAATCGCACTTGGTGAAATTGCAGTTAGCACTGGTGTTGCAATAGCAGAGGGTATCAAGCAGGCACAGAAAGCTGGACCATTCCCAGCCAACCTTGCTGCTATTGCAACGACTGTTGCCACTATTCTGTCTGGTATCACATCAGCGATTAGGACCGTGAAGTCTGCCAAGTTCGCACGTGGTGGCGACGTGGTAGGACCAGGCACAGATACGAGTGACAGCGTACCAGCGCATCTCTCTAATGGCGAGAGCGTACTAACAGCACCAGCGACAAGGATGTTTGCCCCTGCCCTATCAGCGTTTAATCAGATAGGCGGTGGCGTGCCTATCATGGGACAAGGCGGAAACTCACAGCAGATTGGCGAGGAGTTCTTAGCAAGAGCCGTTGCGAGGGGTATGGCGATGATGCCACGCCCAGTGGTAAGCGTAGAAGAGATTAACAGCACTAATAATAGAGTTGAGGTGATAGAAAGATTAGCAACGATAAAATAAAAGACAATACTATGACGCAATTTGAGTTGATGAGAACAGCAGAAAGTCTGCTACGAGTGATGAATGATAATAATATCGACGTGTCAGATATTAAGTATATGAAGATGTATGACGATTATGTACGACTAAAAGAAGAAGGTCACAAGGTCGGATATATCGTGTACTATCTCAGTGAACAGTACGGATGCGGAGAAACTACCGTGTACCGAGTAGTTAAGAGAATGGAGAAGCGAATAGTTTAAGTTGTGTTTCATGCGATTGTGTGAGGGTGGCTACCTGCGAAGGTGGTCGCCCTTTTTTATTCCTTTCACGCTGTGAAAGTGGAGAACGAACCCTTGTAAAGGTTTTCTTTATTTTTATAAACTACCTTTGTAACATAACTAATAACGAATATGGCAGTATTAAAGATTTTCAATGATATACAAACCGAGAACGAAAAGAATAATAGTAAGTTTTTCGGTGAGGCAGAAGGCATCTGTTACAAAGACGTGGATGAGTTCTGCGAGCAGATACCAGAGGACGATAATAAAATCGATGTACGCTTACATTGTAATGGTGGCTCTTGCACAGAAGGTTGGGCGATTTACGACCGCTTACGTGCCACTGGTAAGGAGGTAACTTGCACGGTAGAGGGTAACGCTGCTTCAATGGCAACGGTTATCCTAATGGCAGCACCGAAGGAACGCCGTAAGGCTTATGCAAGTGCAGAGATATGCGTACATAATCCATGGATATCAAGTTGGGGACTTTCGGATATTGTTACAGCCGATGACTTGGATAAGGCGGCTAAGGACTTGCGAGATATACAAGAGAAGATGCTTAACTTGTATGTAGAGCGTTGTGGGTGCGACAAGGACGAGATGCAGGCACTTATGAATGAAGATAAGTATATCGGTGTTAACGAGGCTATACGTCTCGGTTTGATTGGCAAAGTAATTGCGCCTGTTTCAGCCAAGAAGCAGGGTGCTGTGTTTAACAATAAATCAAAGAAAAAAATGGCAAAGGAAGAGAAGAAAGTGGAGGTTAAAGCCTCTCTGATTGACCGTGCGCTGGCAAAGTTGGGTATTAAGAACCTTGACGAGTTGGCTAAGGGTATGGACTTATCCACAAGTGACGGACAGATGCTCACAGTAGAGCGTGAGGAAGGAGAGCCGCAGGTAGGAGACAAAGCAACTCCTGATGGCGAGTTTATGATGCCAGACGGCAAGACTATTGTAGTCGCTGATGGTGTCATTACTGACATCAAGACAGACGCTAACGGCAGCAACGAAGATGGCGAGAACGGCGACCGAATTGAGGAACTCGAGCAGGAGGTTGAAGACTTGAAGAAGAGAATTGAGGAACTCGAGCAGGAGAAGAACGATGCTCAGGCAAAGGCTAAGACTACCGACGAGTTGCGCATCCTCAATGCTGTTAAGATGGCAGGCGGAGAAAAGGCGCTGGCAACGATTGTGTCTAACTACAAGCCACAGCAGCGCAAGCCAGAGGGTAAGAACGCTCAGGCGAAAGCAGATGAATACAAGTCTGCTATGCGTGCGGAGATTGAGGCACGACGGAACGGAACGTTCAAGAAGAAGTAAGATAAAGAGTGTATAACTAAAAGATTATAAGGAAATGACAAAGTTTTTGGAAAACATCACATTCAACAATGAGGATGTAAGAGATTTGAAAGAACTCATCCCTATGACCATTGAGCAGGATGAGGACTTCCAGCGATTCACCAAGCTTATGAAGGTACATAATGGTGACCCACTCGCCCTTATCGGAGAGATTAACAATATCGGTGTTAAGGGTGCGGGCTGTAACCCTACCTACAAGGAGATTGGTATCAAGAACTCTCAGAAGCGTTGGGAACTCGGAGACTGGAGTACACCTATCAAGGTATGTTACGAGGACTTCAAGGGTACTGTTGGAGAGTATTATCTCAAGGGTGGCACTGACATTCAGGACTTGACAAGCACCGAGATTATGAACGAAATCCTCCGTCCACGTCTTGAGCGCATGTTAAAGCGTCTTATCTGGCGTTATGGCTGGTTCGGAGACAAGGATGCAAAGGATATCGCAGGCGGTGGCGTTCTGACAAATGAAACAGACGTGGAGTTGTTCAACGTTACCGATGGTTTGTGGAAGAAAATCTTTGCTATCGGTGCAGCTCATAGCGGTCAGGTTACTGCTATCGAGGCTAACACAAAGACTACCTACAAAGACCAGAAGGCAGCTATCCTCAAGGAAGGTGTTGCGACAGGCATCATCGACGCTATGCGTATGGATGCTGATGCTCGCATCACTGGAGATAGCGAAGCTGTTATCATGCTTTCACGTGGTCTTGCAGATGCTCTTGCATATGACGTGAAGAGAACTTACAAGCAGATTATGCCTTGGAATACTATCTTCGACGGTCTTGACATTTCCGAGTATGACGGTGTGAAGGTAGCACGTGTGAACGTTTGGGACAGCGTTATCAACGCTTACGAAAACACAGGCACTAAGTGGAACAAGCCATACCGTGCGGTATATGCTAACATCAATCAGTTACGTGTCGCTACTGATGCAGATGGTCTGCTGAGTAACCTTGATATCTTCTTCGACAAGAAGGAGCGTAGTAACTTCATTTATGCTGCTGGTCGTATCGGTACAAACATCGTTGAGGACGATATGGTCCACGCTGCTTACTAATAGGAGGACAGAATTATGGCAGGAATTTGTGAATCAATCATCGCCAAGAGTATTGAGGCGAACTGTGAGAACCCCTTGGTAAAGGGAATGGAGGCTGATGGTGTTATCATCAATCGTAATGATATTGACTTTTCACAGTCAGTATTCGACACGGATAGCAAGAACATCATCAAGCAGCTTGTATTGAAGAGTGGCAAGAAGGGTTATTCCGTTGTCCAGATGGGAGCAACCCCTTATACAGGTTTGAAGACCTCTCTTGCAACAGGTAAGTATCGTAACACCTTCAATAACGAAATTCCTATTGCGGTGCTTGACAACAGTCCAGAGGTGGCACAAAACATCATTGATGGACTTGCTAATGGTACATTCGTTCTTGTGTTGCGTAATGCTCACAAGGGCGAGAATGGCAAGGCAGAGTATCAGGTGTACGGTTATTATCAAGGATTGCACGCTTCGGAAATCGTGAACGAGAAGTATAGCGATGACACAGATGGCGGTTGGCTTGTCACTCTCAAGGAAGAGAATGCGCCTAAATCTGCGCTATTCTACTTTAACACGGATGCCAAAACAACTGAAACGCAGTACAAGGCATTGCTTACTGAAACTCACGCATGACGGTAGAAGAAGCATATACTAAGATTGAGGAGCTGAAGGGGCGTTTCGATAGTCCCTTCAGTAACTCTGATAAAGAGAGTATCAAAGAACTCTATTACGAAGTACTGGGTAAGACTTTTGTACCGACATCGTGTCAGCAGTGCTATCACGATGCACTAATAGAAGTTTATGTTTATCTTAAGAAGAACGGAAAAATGGCTGAAAAGTGTAATTATAGATTGAAGGCAGGTGCTATCATTTGTTGTCCTAACTTCAACAATGGCGAAGTGTATTGCAACGACAACCTCACGGATGAGGTTGCAGCGGAATACTTGGAACAGTTCCCTGAGCAGGAATCTTTGTTCCAGCAGTTACCAGAAGAGGACGACAACCTCACGGATGAGGACGACAAAACCAACAAGAAAGGTAAGTAATCAATAAGAAGGGCGAAGATGAACGTAAAAACGGCAAAAAAGCCAGACACACGTGTAGAGGTTAAGTACAAGCAGAACTTTCACCTACAGAGCTACGGAGACGATAATCTCTATCCACAGAACTTGATGGCTATCACGAGCGCATCAGGAACAGCACAGCTATGTCTTGACAGATACAAGAAGTTCATTGAGGGTTTCGGCTTTAATGATGAAAATCTGTCTGCGTGGAGGGTGAACAGATATGGTGATACTATGGACGATATGCTTCGACAAGTGTCTGATGATGTTGCACGTTTCGGAGGCTTCGCTCTTCATATTAACTACAATGTTCTTGGCCAGGTGGCAGAGGTAAATTTCATGCCATTTGAGCAGTGCCGATTGGAAGAAACGGACGATGCTGGTGTGGTATCGCATATCTTGCAGCACGTCGATTGGAAGGGAAAGAGAACGAAGAACGGGAAGACAGAGTATCTTGATGATAAGCATATCAAGAAGTTTAATGTATTCAATCCCGATCCTATTGTAGTAATGAAAGAGATTGAGGATTGCGGAGGTATTGATTGTTATAACGGTCAGGTGCTATGGGTGTCAGTGGATGGAAAGTTCCAATACCCAACACCAATATATGATGCTGCTATTACAGATATAAGTACCGATGAGGGCTTAGGCAACATCAAGTATAGAAACGTTCGTAACAACTTCCTTGTAGCTTGTATGCTTGTCGCTAAGAAAGGAGCACCAAATATTGACGAAAACGGCAATACAGAGGAACGCCAGATGATTAGCGATGAGGATTTGACAGCATTTCAGGGCGACACTCGAGGGTCTAAGATACTCTATATCGAATTAGAGAATGACGAGGACAAACCAGAGGTTGTTCCGTTCCCGACAAGGAACTTCGATAAAGAGTTTGCAACGACTGATGAGAGTGTCGTAGAGCGCATTTACGCACAATTCCATCAAGAGTTATTCTACTCTATCCGTATCGGCAAGCTCGGTTTCTCTGGCAATGTGATGCAAGATGCCTACGGATATTATGCAGGTGAGGTTACGAACGAGCAACGCTTTATCGAGCGTGTGTTTAATAGTGTTTTCGCTCATTGGTTCGATAAGACTATGCCGCAGAACTTCTCAATTCGTCCGCTGAAATATGTAGCAGCGGAGAGTAACAATAAGAGTAATGGAGAGTAAACACATTCTTTCGGTTGAGCAATTCAAGGAACTCGCAAGACCGACATCTAAGCATATCGACGAGGGCGATGTAATGACATTCGTCAGAGAGTGCGAGGAGATAAAGATTATACCTGCTATTGGTTTAGAGCGTTTTAAGGAGCTGATTAACGACCCAGAGAATAGTAGGAATAAAATTCTGCTTGAAGGCGGAGAATATAACGATAAGTGCGGTAAGCTGAAACGATGTGTAGGCTTACAGACTACCGTCGCATATTTCGTCTACGCTCACATGGTGATGGTAGATGGAGGTATGTTAACACGTACAGGCTTAATGCAGCATAACGACAGTTACGCAAGCAGAGAGAATGATAAGAACAGAGTACGCTTATATGATGATGCTATGAACGCAGCAGAAACATACTTAAGCAGCTGTTTAGCCTATATCAAGGCAACAGAGAAAGAAGATATTAACCCTGTAAGGGGTACAAGAATAAGGTTTCATGCTATAGGAGATTAAGTTAAATGTCTAAGGTTGAAGAATTGCGCCAGCTGGCGAGAGTGATTAAAAATGAGACTGCTATCGGTGGTAACACTGCCGAGCGTGTCGGTAGTGCCTTCGAGGGTGTCGCAGATGCTATCGAGGGTATCGACCAGATTAACGAGATGGAAAAGGCTGTTGATGCAGTCAAGGAGAAGTTGAATGCGAGTAAGCAAGCTATTGAGCAAGCGGTTGCAGCCCTTCCTATTGCGCAGGAGGCAGGCGATAGTGCAACATCTGTTATGTCGCAGAAGGCTGTAACTGCTGCTATTGCTGGCGCAATAAGAGATGCAACAAATACAACGTTTAAGGATAATCAAAATATTCTTGGAGTAAACAATGTACAAGATGCCATCGAGAAAATATCTCCTTACAGAATGTACGAGTTAGAGCAACTTGGCGTATACGATGCAAGTCAGGTAAACTCTTTGAGAAATCGATTTGCTTTTGGATACAACAAAACATTCGATAGAGATGTGCGACTTACCAAGATAGCATTTTTTGACGGAACAGACGCAAATGGTATTAGTGCTGTTTTGATATGCTCAGCAGATAGAGATGCGAATACAGTTACAGTTGAGAAGGAAATTACTGAATTCAAAGTAGAAGATGCTACGCTAATATGTAATATTGTTGTGCCTGCTGGGAAGATAGCTGTTATCAAGCATAATAATCTTGTGCGAGCCTACCAAGGTGAAAAGGTAGACGCTTTAAATTTTAATTACAAGAATAATAACGTACAGGCTCTCGTTTGGTGCAAGGAGGATAGTATTAATGTGTCCTTCACTTTTTCTGAGGTCGTTAATATTCTTGACAAAATGACAGATGAGAACGGTAGTAAGGATGCTGAAAATCTACGTGTGTTACACAATGAATGGCAAGGAAAACATGTAGCTTTCCTCGGCGACTCACTAACAGCAGATGGGCGTTATTGCGAGTTCTTGTGTGACAAGTTAGGTATGACTTACGAAAAGTATGGTGTATCAAACACCGAATGGATACACTTCGCACAACAGGCGATTGAGGCATACAGCTATCAGTTAAGTAAAGGGTTTGTTTATGATGCTGTTTTTGTATTTGGCGGCGTGAATAATTACGACCATGGTGCGACAATTAATGGTAAATGGTTCACAGAGACATCTGAGATAATAACAAATGAAATAACCTTTACCTCAAAAAAACGCACGCCCATTAAAAATGGCGCAGGGAGCATTGAAGGACATGTTAATTGGACACTTGAAGTTCTCAAGGTCTGCTTTCCTAATTCACAGATAATAGTAATGACACCTACGCATAAGGGGTTATACGTTAATAGATCTGTTAGAAGTGGGCAAAATGAATTATATTCAAATGCAAACGGGGTCTTCCTTGATCAAATCGTAGAAAAGATAAAAGAAGGTGCGAGACTATGGGGATGCCCAGTAATTGACCTCTTTTCTCTTAATGGAGCTTTCCCTGTGTTAAGCTCTTATGACTCATATGTAAGAAATAAGGATACTGATCACCTTCATCAGAGTAACTTGGGAAACTACAGAATAGCTATGACAATTGCCGCAGCTATGATGTCTATTTCGCCAAAAATCTATGATGCTCAATATGACGAATTGAAACACATTGTAAGCGGAACAGTAACAGGTACTTCTGGTCCTCTTGTCGGAGTAAATATTACTATTACAATTGGAAGAAAAATATTTACAGGAATTACGGACAATGAAGGTCAATTCTCTATCACTGACGTTGATGCGGGTATCGGAGAATTGGTTGCTTCGAAAGATGGTTTAACTACATACAGGCAGACTATTACAGCTACCTACGATATCATTCGTAGGAAATTAGATATTAGCAAAGTCGATATTCCTAATATGAACATAAAGATGGTATAGAGAAATAAGTAATATGTAACTATGGCAGAACTAATTTTAATTTTAACGCCTCTGTTGAGGCTGGTGGTAGTAGCTTTCTTTGTGGTTTTTATAGCAATGGCTATTGACCTTCTCGTGGGTTTGCATAAGTCAAGGCTACGAGGAGAGGAAAGACGCTCAGATAGTTTGAAAAGAAGTGCGTACAAATTCGTACTCTATGAAGGCGGTATGTGTATAGCAGCATTGATTGATGTGTGTTTCTTTCTCTGTCACGGCTTCCAGCTGTTCGGTGTCAGCGTATTACATGGTATTCCTGTAATGTCATTCGCTTTGGCTATATTCTTTTGTGTAGTCGAAGGCTTATCAATGCGAGAGAAAGCAGACGAGAAGATACACAGCGAATTAAGCAGGGCGGAAAGGCTTGCAAAGCATATCCTTACACGTGATGAATGGATAGAATTGCTCACCGCTGCAATGACGAAGGTACAAGAAAACAATGACAAGGTAAGCCATAGCCCTTGGGGTGCTAAAAGAAAGGAGAATGAAGAATGAGAACGATTAAGTATATAGCGGTTCATTGCACCGCAAGCCACCAATCACAAACGATTGAAGGCTTAAGGCAAGAATTCAAGCGTAAGGGCTGGGTTAATCCAGGATATCATTATGTGGTATCTCCAGATGGTAAAATCACCCAGCTACTCGAAGAAGAAAAAGTGAGTAACGGCGTAAGAGGTTACAACTCAGAAACTATCAATGTCGCTTATATTGGTGGCATTGATAGAACAGGAAAGCCGATAGACAACCGAACAGACGAGCAGAAAGCAAGCCTACGATCGCTACTGAAGATGCTTCATAAGAAGTACTCTACAGCAGTTATTCAAGGACATAGGGACTTTTCGCCAGACTTGAATAAGGACGGCAAAATCACTCCTAACGAATGGATGAAAGCCTGCCCATGCTTTAATGCGAAAGAGGAGTACGCTAACTTATAATATCAGAAATATGGGAAAGAAAGTATTAATGTTTTTCGTTGGCATTCTCGCTCTGCTTACATTTGCAGGGTGTAGAACGCAAAAGGTTGTGGAGGTAAGGACTATTCACGATAGCATCTTCCAGACACGTGACAGCATTGTGACAAGGTACGTGCAAGATAGTATCTCAGAACGTGAGAAAACGGTTATACTGACCAAGCACGATACTATCAAGGGCACAGATACCGTTTTTGTCACACGTGAGTATTATAAGGATAGGTGGCGAGTGCGTACAGATACCATTCAGAAGGTAGTCTATAAGTATAAAGAGAATACCGACACTAAAGAGGTTAAAAAAGCACCTAAAGAAAAGAAAAAATGGTATCAGAAAAAGATTTCATTCGTTACCTTCGCTATTGCTGGTGTTGCGTGGTTAATTGGGTATCTATACATTAGGTTAAGACGATAGTTTATAGATGGTGCGGTACAGGAAGAGTATCGCACCATCTTATTTTTATCAGTTTTCGTTTTTACGGCGCCCAATTCTTTTCTGTGGTAACTTATATACCTGCAAGATTATCGAGTATTTGACGGAAAGCAACGTCGGCATGCTTTCTCATTATCTTTAAGTAGTTAAATATCGGTCGGTTGTTCTTTACAGATTGCCCGATACAATACTCTAATACTTCGAGGCTAATACCGAGGTCGAAACCATGCTGAACAAATGATTTACGTGCTGTATAATAGCATACCTTTCGGTAATCTTGTATATTGATATCCTTGGCAAGGCTCTTTATTGAGCGAGTGACATAGGCGAGAAAATTCTTATAAGAGAATTTATAACCGAAATCAAGCCTGCCTGTATTACGATTCATCCATTTGCTAATTAATTCCTTTGCCTCTGGCTGGAGAGTGAAAGAAATACGTTTATCGGATAGTTTCATATTGCGTGACTTATGCCGAGTATATTCAAGAACAGATACACCACGAAAATCTATCTCGAGAAGGTCTATAAGATTGATGCCTCCGAGATAATAGGAGAGCATGAAGATGTCACGAGCGATCCTCTGTTTCTTTAACCGTGGTTGTGCGTCTCTGATAGCTCGCACATCTTCTACTGATATATCAAGCTCACGTTCTGGGTCTGCTGGTCGTTTCCAATATGTAAAGGGGTGTACGCTATAGGTTACGAGTTGCATTCTTATGGCACGATTAACGATTGTACGGGTCATTGAAAGGGTCATACTGATGTATGTTTGTGATACCCCTTTTCGTTTTAGCCAACGTTCGAACTCTGATATAGTAATAGTACTAATTTCAGAAAGAAAAACATCACCGCCTGTAAATTCAAAGAAGAGCCTCAACGAGTTTTGAAGCATGCCAGCATAAGAGCCTCGACCGTCCTCGATGAGTTCCTTCTGATATTGTTCTGATACTTGCTTAAATGTAATCTTTGAGGAATGAGTACGCATCGACTTTAGAAGGTCCCGAAGTTCCTTGCAGGTATAATCTTCTGGAGAGTCAATACGCTCTAATCTCTCTTCATAGTCATTAAGGAGATTACGGAGCTTAATATTAATTTCATGTGCGTTAGGAACTCTTACCACTATTCCGTTATCGAACTCTGAAAGAGCATTAACAGAATAAGGTGTAACGATGTAATGAGTTTCGGATCTGTGACCAATGGAAATACGAATCTTGTATGAACCATCTTTTGATTTTGTGTGCTTGAGCACTGCGAGTTTGATTGTTGCCATTATACTTAATTCTTAAAACGAATAGAAAAAACTTGCTTAGCGGTCCAAATTTGGACGAAATAAGTGTTTTTTTTATTCCCGAATAGCGTAACGGCTGGGGAGTTGAAAAAGAAAAAGTACCTAAAAACCAGTGTTATAGGTACTTTTTCAAAAGGTGATTCCGTTGGGGTTCGAACCCAAGACCCACAGCTTAGAAGGCT